AATTATACATTTTCATTTCATAATGATTATAATAATGATAAAATACCACATATTAAAACTACTTTAATGAATGAATTTATATTATTAGATACTTTTGAAAGAAAATTATTTGGATCATTTAGTCATGAATATATTATTGAAAGAAATATTTCCTATCCTAAAAATTATATTTATAATGAAATGACTATATTACCTGTTAAATTTAATGGATTAATTAAAGATATTTATTTAATTACCAGATTAAAATCTAATCCTAAAATCACTTTTATACCTCAACAATATATTAAAAAAGATAAAAGAGATATTAGATATAAAAGATATGTTACTGCTATTCAATATTATAATCTATTTATGATTAATAATATATACACATCTGATGATCAACGAGATTATGCTAATGATATTGAAATCATTTATTATAATAATCTGTTATTAGAAGAATATATGAAAGCGTTTGATAAAAATATTAGTAAATATGATGATATTAATAATATTATTACTTTTTTCTCCAATTTTAAACAATGGGATAATAATTTTGATTTTGCTAAATTTTTATTATATTATCAAAAAATATTTTTAAGTGCATTTACTTCTCATAATAAAATCAATTATTTAATTACTATTTATATTCAACATCAATATAACACTGAACTTATATATGAGGAAATTTCTTTTATTGATACTATTAAAATTAAAGCTAATGGTACTAATCTATTTTCTGAAAGAGATTCGTCGTTTTTCTCTGATCTTATTCCTGTTACTAAATTTAAAAATAATTTACCTATTGGATTTTATGTTTATACTTTCTCATTATATCCACTAGAAGATCAACATTCAGGTCATTTAAATTTTACTAATTTTGATGATATTGTATTTAAAATTAAATCTAATTCACTTATTATTAATGGAATAAATGGACCATATCCATATGAAATTTATACTCATATTAAGGAATATAATATTTTAAGAATTATGAGTGGTCTTGGTTCAATGGCTTGGATTAATTAATTATTAAAACCTAAACCTCCTATTCCATTTGATACTCTTAATAAATTATATTCTATTGCATATCCTCTTATTGAGGCTGGATTTTGATAATTTATTATATTATTCATTGTTAATTGAATATATGCATCATCTATTTTACTAAAATTTATAGATCCTGATGGTTGAAGTTCTTTCGGATTTAAACTAAAAGAATACATATAGATTCCTTCTTGGTTATTATAAAAATTTGATTGATATTTCTGAAGTATTGTATAATATATATAAGAATCTAATTCCATTCTATTTATTGAATTTATGACTAATAAATTTTTATTTATTATAAATTCGGGGGTTTCAGTAAATGGTATTGTTGTATAATCAAACTGATTGTTATTTGATATATTTGATAATAATATCGCTCTCCACACTAATAATTTCACTGGATTTATTAAAGGTAATTTATAATTTGAATTTGTTGAATAAACTAATTGTTCAGATATCGTTTGAACTAGGGGTATTAAATATTCATGGGAATTATTTATAAAATTATATCTTTCAAAATTGTCTAAATATATATAATTTACTAATAAATAAGCTGATATTAAGGAAGGTTTATTAAATTTGAAATAATCTTCATCTTTTACTACTACAGATTCGGATTTTATATTTACTATAAAATTTGATTGGGTACCTATTAATTTATATTTTGGATCATTTAATATTGTTGGAATATTAAATTTCCCTTTTATTGGATTATAATATAATTTTTGTTCTATAGGATCAAAATATATAAACTCTCCTATTATCTTATTATTCTGATTATTCTGATAAAACTTCTCTCTTGGTTTATAAATACAGTAATTATTTGTCACATTTATAAAATAACTTGGAGATATTTTATAACAGAGGTCAATATCATTAAACTCTACATGAATTTTTATATCAGTATTTGCTAATGCAATTAATGGAATCCCTAATCCTGTATCTTCACAAAACCAAAAAGAAAAAGGTATGTATAATACTGTTGATTTTTTGGTTTCACTATATTCTATTAGTTCTTGAATATTTCCTATCATTTTATTATATGATTTTTTATGACCTAAACTTATGGTCATTTCATTCCAAATATTTATCCAATCACCATAATGTCTATCTACTATTGATCCACCTATTTCAACTTCTACAAAATTTATTAATGCACAACCTATCTTTTTTACCCAAGCAAATTTTTTTATTGTACTTGCTGAACTTTGAAATGTTTCCATTTGAATATTCGGTAATTCTACATATAAATACGATTTCCCTAAAAGATCCGCATTCTTACCTATATTTATCGTACACCTTCTTCCAAAATCGGGAGTCGTTTTAAAATATTGAGGGGTTGGTTCTATTGAATAGTTGGTATGTCTTTTATATGCTATCTTAAAAAAGGTAATCTCAGGTTGAGCTGATAAATACAAATTCTCTTTACCAACTGAAACTAATAATAATAATCCTAATCCCATATACATTAATTAGAAAATCCATCTTTAAATTAAATTAAATTTAATAATTATTAAATTTAATTTAACTAACTTAACCAAGCAAATCATCTATCTTAAGTGGAGCTCCTTTAAACTTACGAGTTTCTGATGCTACTGATGCTACTGCTGAAGATACTTGAGTTGGAGCATCTTTCTGAACTTGTAATGCAATTGATTTAATTATATCTAATAAAACATCTTGTTTTTTAACTACACGATCAAAATATCTATTACGTTCATCAACAAAACGTTTAATATGTTCTATTCTTAATACTGTACTCGCATCTTGTTCACCATGAATTTCAAGTAATCTTTTATATTTTTCAGTCATTACAATAACTTTCATTAATTTAACTTCTGCTTTTTGGAGTTGATTAAATAATTCTTCTATTTTTTCAACATCCACTTTGGCAATTTCTTTTTTATGCTTTTTAAGCTGATAACGAAGACCTTGATAATGAGTTTTTAATAAAGACCATACTTGTTTATTTTCAGAACTTAATTTATCTTCTATTTCTTCAAGTGGAGTTCCACCACCACTTAGTATTCTTCCAAATAAAAGACCTGGATTTAGTCTTAGTCTAAATGAATTTTGTTCACTTTTCAAAAGATTACCTAATCTTTCAACTGAACTCGGAGCCAAATTAGAAGCAAATACACGGGGGAGTAATCCCATTTTCGCTAATTTGGTACCCTTAAATGCATTATCTCTATAAAGTAACTGCTCGTCTGATTTAACAACACCTTTATTAAGAATTGCGGGATTACTATTAATTTTTTTAACTAACATACCAAGGTAACCAGTAAGTTTATCATTTCTAGCAATATTATTATACTCCTCTGGTGTTAACTGAGAAGGTGTCTCTTTTGTCATTGCTGCTAATTTAGCTAACCAATCAGTTACTTCAAATACTTTTCTAAGATTCGTTTTATTAGTCTCATCCCATGTATCTACATCTTCAAATTCAAAACTTTTTAGAGTAGTAAGAGCTATACCAGGAAGCATTTTTGCAACTTCTGCTTCGGCACTATTCCAAAAATTTGGATTTTCTAAATATGCTTTACATTTAATAACATTTCCTCCAGCTAAACATTCACGTAAATAGTCAGCACATCCATATTGGTTTCCCTTATACTCTTTGTCCTCAAAACCAGTTCCTAAACATTTGTTGGCAACAGTTAAATCATTATAAGCTTTTGATTTAATATCAACTTGTAATTCTTTTCCAGTAGCATCAACTGTCCATAATGAGCCATCTACTTTACGCCAATATTTTCCTGCATCTACAGAAACTTCACCATCCATTAAAAAATCAGATGGTTTTTCTATAGATATAGGTGATTCCATTGCTTCACTTAAAATCTGATTTAACCAGTATTTATCATATTTATACTGAAACTCAGTTTTGGTATCTATTGTTTTAATAAAATCTAACATAAATTTCAAGTAATTATCCTCATTGTTCAATTGACCATTATTTTTAACCTTCTCATCTACATATTTATTAAATGCAGCTGTATAGGGTGATCTAGTTGATTGTGCTTGTAGGTTTTGTATATATTCTTCCATATCCTTCTTAAGAGCAGCCTCTACTGTTTTTCTAGCGGTTGTGACTGCGGTTATATCGCTATTATTAGCAGGTACTAAACCATCAGTAACACCATATGCTGGATCATAGCTGCTATTGGCATAGGTAGTAGTTTGGGGTAAACCAGGCCCAAGCCCACCAAGCTTAATTGTTTCAGCCTGCTTAGCTCGTTCTATTGCTTTTTGAATATATTTAATAATTACGTCGTTATATATACTAGTGTATATAAGATGTGTACCCAGAGCCAACCCAATACCCTTATCATTATCAAAGCTAAAAGCATTATCTTTAAAAAGGTTGACTCCATTAAATTGTAAAGTCTGGAAATTTGCTAGTGCATTAATAGTATTCATTAAGTTAATATCCACTGGCTTAAGATCTATCTTAGACCATTCTTTAAATCCAGCTAGTACTGACGCTGCAGTGGCAGCAGCACCAGCACCACCAAGTTTTAAGCTTTCTAGTACAGGTCCTAACATTAATGATTTCTCAGCAGTAGCAGGCGCAGGCGCTTTACCATTTAAAATATCAAGTGCAGGGAAATACTTGATTTTATCCATAGTTGCCAATTGTGTAAAGTTATTGAAAAACGATCGATCACCACTACCAACACCAAATGTAGCTATTTTAGATAAGACAATTAGTATAAATTGTTCTATTGAACCATCACTTGCATTATTTAAACTCTTAGCAATAGTGAGTAGTTTGCTATCTTCCGGGGTGATTTTGGGGGTTGTTGATACTATTTTATCATTTAATCTGGCAATAAGATCAGATATAAACTCTATCCAATCAGGATGGGTTGCATCATCATTTACAGTCGTATCCATATTATTAAAGTATCTATTCTGGAATGCAGGAGGTTGTGCCGTTAATACTACATCCTCTAATTTATACGCCTTACGGGTAGGCTCTTTATTTTTGTTATTAATAGCTTGATCTTCTAATTCACCTAGAAACAAAGCAACTCTTCGATCATCTGCTTTACCAAATAAAGGAATATATTTATCAAATCTTCTAGATCTTACAGACATTATTTATATAATATATAATAGAAAAAAATTTTTAAATATTTTTATTAAAATTTTTTATCTTGGTTAATATAATGTTTAATCTAAAATATTTTGGTTTATCTTTATGGGTTTGGTTAATTATTATAGGTATGGTTATAATATTTAATTATAATCAAATACCAGACTTAACTAGAGAGAAATTTGGTGAAATAATAAAATCTAAAATAAAAGTATTTAATTTCAATACATCTTGGTGTGGTTGGTCTAAACGTTTGCAACCAGAATGGGATAAATTTAATGAATTTATTAAACTTGATCCAAAATTAGCACATATTGAAGTTTATGATATAAAATGTGATGATGATAAGAATAATTCAATGTGTGAAAGTTATAAAGTACCAGGATATCCATATATTGTTATAGAAGTAAATGGTAAACGGACTCACTATAATGGTGAACGTACAGCAAAAGGTTTAATTAATGAAATGAGTTTATAATAATTTATCAGAAACTTTTTTAAGTTCCTTATAAAATTCAAGATTTTTAATTTTTTCTTTATCAAAATTACCAAATCCATTTAATGCCCCAAACCAAGCACCTCCGATAGCACCAGTAGAATCAGAATCACCAGGGTGTATACATACAAGAGTCATAAATGACTCCCATGAATAAATAATATTATCAAAATCAATAATTTTAGAATTAGGAGTTTGTATACACATTAGTAGGCAGTCATATGCATAAATACATGCGTCCAATCCAGTACCTCCGATTTTACTCCAATTCCAATCTAAAGTTTTTAAACTTTGTCCACTCAAAACCATTGATTTAATTTTTTTATTTGGAAAAAATCCCATTAAATATTCTATACGATCACCAGGATAAATAAAATTATCTAATGAATTTTTATATTTAAGTTTTTTAATTCTAGTTTCTTGATATCTTTTCCAATAACTCATATATTCATTAAGGTCTTCTAAATTTTGATTTTCAGGATAATACTTAGTAATAATATTATTATCATATAATTTAATTAATTCATTAGCCCATTCCCAGCTAGGAATATCATTCATAGCAAAAGCAGTAAATAATGCGACAACCATGCCTCCTAAAAATCCTAAATAATAATTATGTGTAAGTCTAGAAGCACATATAGATTCTTCAATAACTTTCTCATAATTTTTATACCAAAATAATCCAATAGGGCTAGTTCTTATAGCTGCTCCATTACCACCCATATTAGAATTAGAAGGGAGTGTATTAATAGTGTATCCTCTTTTAAGTAATTTAATAGTATTAATAGTATTATTTCCACTAAGTCTTTTTTGATCAATTAATAAATCCAAAAAATCAATATATTCTTTTTTATATGCATCTTCACCTCCGCCATTAATAATAGCTTGAGCAGTAGCAATAATTAATATAGTATCATCAGAAGCATTCCAATCTTTAATATTAATATGAGTAGGTCCTCCTAAAATAAAATAATTATGTAATAAATTCGACCACATAATAATAAATGTTGTTAAATTTTTAATTTCAAGATTATAATTAAATTCCCAAGCTCCATTTTTAAATCCTAACGTATCAAAGTATGAAGCTAACATAATACTAGCTTCAATCTTTTCACTTATTTTAATCATATTATAAAGTTATAAGAAAATTATTTAAACAAAATTTATATTAATATAATATATCTTTTTAATGTCAAAAGTTCAAATAGATTTTAATAATATAAAATATAATTTATATGAAATTCTAAACGTTAAACCTGACGCCGATCCTGTAAAAATAAAAAAGAACTTTTTAAGAATAATTAAAAATTTTCATCCCGATAAAAACTCAGAATTAGAAGAAGAAATATATAATCATATTATTTTAGCAAATCAAATTTTATTAGATAAAGAATATAGGACTAAATACGATGAATATATAAATGACACAGCCGAAACTTTTCAAGAGTTAAAGAATGTATTTAATAAATCAGTAAAAGATATAAATACTTATTTTCCCCCAAAAGATAATAGTATCCATTTATTTAATTCAAAAAAAGAAGAATTAAATAATAAGCATGGATATAATGAGGATAATACAAGTGAATCAGTATTAGATAAGTTTAATAAAATAAAAGAGAAAAGAGACTCAATTGAAACGCAAGTAGATAAGGAAGATTTTAAAACAGTAGAAGAGTTTAATAAAAAGTTTACTGTTAATAAATTAGAAGGTGGAAAATTTTATGAACAAATAGTAGAATATAAAGGTGTTCCTCAAGAATTGTCAACTTATATAATAGGTGAACAATATACAAGTTTACAAGATATAGATAAGTTATATATAGAAGATTCAATACAGAGTTCAAAATATTCAAGTTTAGATAGAGCTTTTATATTGCAACCAAATAATATAAATGAATCAGTATTAGATAAATTTAATAAAATAAAAGAATATAAAGATCAAACAGATTATTATAAAAAAAGGACCCCAGTAGACTATTCAAAAAAGAAATTTGATGAATGGTAAGTTATTTATTTTCTTGATTTGGTATAATATCATCAGTTTGTATTTCTTGATGAATACCTATTTTAATAGGTTCATCTGTTTGTGTTGATTGATTAGTATAATAAGAATGTGATTTATAGTTATTAATATTTTCTAAAAATTTTTTAGCATAAATGTGTCCTAAATTAATAATTTTAATTTTGTTATCTCTATCTAAATTAAAATTAATTAAATCTTGTGCAACATTATTAATTTCAACAATATAATTATATTTATTAAAATAGTCTTTTTGTGAAATAGTATCAGTAATAATAGCAACACATCCTCCTATTAAAGTAAAAAAATTAGTTAATTTATTACAACAACTATTTTTAACATAAATTCCAAGTGTTGATTCTGGATTACAATATTTAATAGGAAAATTATTACTTAAAGCTCCATCAATATAATAATCAGAGTTATATAAAACTGGAGTAAAAATAATGGGTACAGCAGTAGAAATTCTAAGAGCCATTAAAACAGACATAGACGGAGTTAGTTTATAATTAAATGGTACTTCTAGTCCTTTAGAAAAATTAGTACCAATTATAGTTAATTTTTTATTAGTTAATTTATAATGTTCTTCAAATGTGATATCATCTAAATTATATTTTTGTTTTAAAAATCCAGCGAGAATTAATAATAATTTAGATCCATTATCAATACCATGTGATTCTAATAAATTATTAACATCAATATCAGATTGTAATTTATTAAAATTAAATTCTAAAATGAAATCTCGCATATCATCAGTAGTATATCCTAATGTATATAAGAAAGCGATCATAGAGCCAATAGAAGTGCCAACCCAATTATTAATTAATAAAGTATTAATATATGAGTTAGATTCAAGATAATCAATTGCTCCAAAAAACGAGAAGCCTTTCATTCCTCCACCACTTAAACAAATAGTATCAAAGTTTGGTTTATCCATTTAAATAATAAACTTAATAATCTTTAAATAAAAAATATATATTTATATATAATGGTTAAAGCAACAGATTTAATAAAACAACAAAAAGAAAGAGAAGAACGGAAGAAGAATACATTTAATAAAATATATTGTTTAATTGAAAAAAAAATAGTATTAGCAAGTACAGGTAATAATTATTATACTTGGTATCAAATACCCGAATTTTTAGTAGGATTACCCTTATATTCATTAGATGAATGTCAAGAATATATTTTATTAAAATTAAAGAAAGATGGTTTTGAAACAGAGTTTTTTCTTCCAAATATTTTATTAATAAAATGGTTTAGTATATTATAAAAGTGTTTATTTTGTTATATTATTAATTAAATTAAAAAATAATAAAATAGAAATCCCAATTAAAATTAATACAATAGTATCCCTATTTTCATCAATAATTATCTGAATTTTATCAACTAATTGTGGTTTAAATAAGTGTCTCATTTTATTATAACATTTTCTACAATTCTTAATATGAAGTAAGAAATCTTCACAATCATGTAGTTCATCAATTTTCAAATGAGTTTTTTTTTGTTCTTTTGATTCCACAAAATTTTCAATAATTTTTTCATTTTTATAAAATTGATTATTAGATGAGTCAATTGTATTTTTATTATATTGATTACTAACACAATTATTTTTACCCCATGCGTCTTCAATCGAACAATAGTTCATATTATTGTAAAATGTTAGATAATAATTTCTAAATTAAAATATAAAATGGAATCTAATAAAAAATTGATTCAAAATCAATTATTAAAAATATTTTTAATAATAACTTTAGTTTTAATCATAATATTTTTAATAATTTATAATTATGATTTAGAGTCGTTTACAGATATTAATAAAGAACCAATAGACAAAGTATTAAATTCAATTAATATAAAAAAATTAAATTATTCTAAATCATTTAGCCAAAATATATTTAATGACAAAGCTTATCAACTAACTAAGAAAGCATTAAAAGATAATGAATTAAAAAAAATAATAGAAAGTAAAATGATAGAAATTTATGGTGAAATAATTAATAATGAATCATTAAAACAATATCTTAAATTTATAAATTTAATAAATGAAGAAGGAAAACCTATATTTATGAATGAATCAGAAGAAGTTTTATTATTAAATAAAGTAAAAATATTATTAATAGTAATGAATAATAATATAAATAATATGAGCATTTAAAAATGAATATTAAGAAATAATTAAATATAAAAAAATTATTCTAAATTATATATATAATAATGCTCCAAGATGTATTTGATAATAAATATATTTCAACCACCATAACTTTAGCTTTAGGTTTATATGCAGCTTTATTAGGTCCAGAACTTCCTGATGTAGTTAAAAATTTATTTACTAATACTATTTTTAGAATATTAATTTTATTTCTTGTTGTAGTAAGAGGTAATAAAGATCCACAGTTGGCTATTATTATTGCTATTGCTTTTGTATTAACTCTTGATTATATATATGCTAAAACTGCAAAAGAAACATTTAAGTCACTAGAATCAATGAATAACACAAAGGAATATAATTATTAAAATGAATTATTTAAAATTTGTTTAATTTTAAATAATTAATTGCGTTAAGTTAAAGGAAAGAATCTTAACATTAATAATGTCAGATTCAGAAACTTCATCATCCGAGGTAAGAGTTAAATATCAAAATTCAGATAATAATCATATTGAAGACAAATCAGTAAATAAAAAACCTCAAACAACTGATACTGATTACTATTTTGGTATGATTTCTAATCCAAATAAGGTAGTAAAGAAACCAAAATCAGAATCATCTGATTTAGAAAATTTATTAAAAGATTCTGATACTGAAAAATCATCAAACAGTTTAAGTTCAAAGAGTTCAAAAAGTTCAAAAAGTTCAAAAAGTTCAAAAAGAAGTTCAAGTCATGAAAAAACAAAAAGTGTATCATCAGAATCAAAACCTAAATATGATAAAATATCAATTACTCCAAAAGGACCCAATTCAGAGAAACCTCCAAATAATGTATTTTTTTCAGGTATATCAAAAAATAAGGATCCTCCTAAAACAACAAATATAGTAGTAGAACAACCAAAACTATTAACCCAACAAGAAATTAGAATGAAAAAAATAGAATTATTAAGAAAACTATGTGAAATAAAAGCAAAAGGATATCAACTATCAAAAGACTATGATTTTAATTCATCATTTGAAGAAATGGAATATGAATATGAATTATTAAGAAGTTTTGCTGATAAAAGAAATGGTGTCAAAATTTTTAAATCCGGTTTATTACAAGCAGTCTCTGTTATTGAATTTTTGAATGATAAATATGATCCATTTGAATTTCATATAACGGGTTGGAGTGATCATATGTCAGTAGAAGTTGATTCTTGGGAAGATGTATTAGAAGAAATATATGAAAAGTATAAAGGAACTGGAAGAAAATTAGCTCCAGAAATTAAATTATTATATTTAATAATAGCATCAGCATCAGCATTTCATTTTTCAAGATCTCAAGCAGCAAAATTACCAGGTTTAGATTCAGTATTAGCATCAAATCCAGGTTTATTAAGTAAAATAATGAATCCAGGGAAAAAAGAAAGTTCCCAATTTATGACTCCACAAGAATTAAATATTGAAAGACAAAAAGAAGAATTAAGAAAGAAAGAAGCTGAGTCAAAATTAAAAACACAACAAAATCAACAACAATATATTCAACAACTTCAAGAACAAATACAAAAACAAAATGAAATTATAACAAATCAGCAGAAACCTGAATCTAATATGTTAGGAGCAGCCTTTA